AAAAAGGCTAGTCTGTCTGTTGGGCGTGGAGAGAAGCTATCTGTAAAGGCTGGCGCTGGCTTGACTGCTAAAGGTCGAGCCAAGCTAAACCGAGCTACAGGCAGCAATCTCCAAGCACCAGCACCTAACCCTCGTACCAAGTCTGACAAAGGGCGTAAGGCATCATTCTGCGCTCGTATGGCTGGAGTTGTGCGTAAGGCTAAAGGTCCAGCGACTAGGGCTAAAGCATCGTTAAGGAGATGGAAATGCCGATAAAGAAGGGTTTGTATTACAACATCAATAAGCGCAGAGAGAAGGGCTTACCGCCTAAAGAGCCAGGACAGAAAGGCTATCCAACCAAGGAAGCCTTTGTTCGTTCAGCCAAGACAGCCAAGCGCAAGACTAAGCGTGGCTGAAGATAGCCATTACTATGACAAATAAAAAGCCCGCACAAGGCGGGCATAAGTTACTTCGGATATTTAACTACTCCCACATCAATCCATTGGGTAGCTTGATTAGGAACTTGTTTTTCTATCGTTGAATCTATTAAACCAACTCCAAACTTACCATCTGTTTCAACAACCCTATAAAGCGTTGCATCTGGTAAATCATTAACGACAACAAGCTCACCAACATTAGGTAGTTTTTTCATAATTACTTCTCCAGTTAGGTTAAAGAACAGTAGATGATTTCCCATCTACATAATCATTATAACATAACTAATCTTATTAATCAATAGGTATAAACCCTAATAAGAAATGTAGCTCATTACGCCTTTGGCTAAGTTATCCACATCGGCATCTTGGCAAATAAGTAGGTCAAGGTAATACAGAGTTACTTGGGATTTGCCGTGTTTCATTCGATCAACATACGAGTTTAAGGTGTTGACCATATCCCAATCCTTTGTAAATCCAATTAAGCAGCCAAAGTTATCAAACATCCAAATATTGTTATATCCAAGTTCTGATAGCTTTTGATTCATTGCATAGTATTTAGCATATTGATCGGGCAACTTAAAATCTTCTTCAATGTAGATGGGTGGCTTTTGGCTAAACGAGTAACTGTCAATCACATCCCAATCGTAACCATCCACATCAATCTTGAGTAAGCCAATATCCTTCACCTCAAACTGCTCGATTACCTTGTCTAGTAATTTATATTGCGTACCAATCTTAGCCCGATCTACCTGAACCCTGTTGCTAATCTGCAACACATTCTTGTGCAAGTGCTGTAGGTGCTTATCCTCTGGCTCAATGCACACGAACTCTAGGGCTGGATTCTTAACGCCCATGGCTACCGCTAATGCACCACAGTTTGCACCGACATCCACCACCGTACCCTCAAGGTAACTAGCTAAGTGTGGCAAGAATCTGTCATACAAACGGTGCTTCTGTTGGTACACCGCCACTAAGTTCTCATCATTAAACTCTAATTGCTTGCCTTCTACTGTATGTATTTTCATAGTTATGCCGTTGGTGTAAGTTGACCTTCAAAGGCATAAGTGCCAATGTGCGATAGCTGACACCATGGCGCAGCATGAACTTGCCCTCCCGCTTCACGCCAGATACGGCAAAAGTGGTAATCCTCGGAGAGCAGACGATTAGTGCCTGGCTCAATGGAAGTGGTAAAGAACTCTTTGATCGGCTCAGACTGTTGCATCTTGCCACCTAGATCAACCACATCATTGGAGTAGCTGGGTACTGATTCTCCGAGCTTGCCAAAGACCTCACGCTTAATCAGCATAAAGCCTGTACCGCCATTGAATATCTCGACTGGCACATTGACTGGTACAGTCACCTCGCCCACATAATTGACTAGGTTCACAACAAAGCTACCCGTATGGCTTTTAAGCTGATCGAATGGCACACCCCGATCCATGGCTGCCTTGACCGAGTGCCAGTTAATCTCCTTCTTCGGATAGATTCCACAGAGTATGTCCTTATCAGCTCGGATCATGTGGATTACATCCTCGGCTCGAAACTTAATGTCCGAATCAATGAACATTAAATGCGAACAATCCGTCTTTAAAAAGGTATGAGTTAATGAGTTCCTAGCTCTAGTGATTAGGCTTTCATTAAACATAAAGCTAAACTCTGCATCCACGCCATTAGCCTGGCAAGTGGTGAGTAATTGAATGATTGACTGGGTATAAAAACCAGCGCACATCCCACCATACATGGGTGTAGCTATAAAAATCTTAGGCTTCTTGTTGTTCTCTTGCATTTTTAAATTCCTCAATGGGTGTTAATTGTTCGGGTGTCATCACATGGTGATCGCCATAACCTAAGTTTTTAATTTGACTGTGCTTAACAAAGTCATCCCGTGTGACTGCGCCTACAATCTCCACAATAAAATCCTTGTGGTAGCGCACTAGAATGGCTGCATCGGCTTTGAAGTTAGAGAGCTTGGTAAACAATAAGAACTTAGCCCGTGTGGTCTTAACATCGACCTTTAGACCTCGATATTCAAAATCGTATCCCTTGTCACCCCCCACATAATTTTCGGTATTTACGGGTAAATCCAAATATTTGCTGACCGCCCACTCGCCCGTTAGTCCTTCTCTGGCAACGGCAAAGTTATCCCGCACTCGGTCAACCCGCTTATAGTTGATAAGCCCATGATCCCGCTTGAACTTACAGCGCTCTGCGGCTGCCCAAGCAATCTCATAAGTATCTAGGCTGGATAAGAAGTAGATCATGTTCTAGCAATAATCCAATTAATCAGAAAGGCAAGCAGAATCACTATAAAAATGATGAGTAGCTTGCAAACGGTATCCATGAAGCTATCGTCTTTTTGATTAAAGTCCATGGCTACCTCAATGCCATCAACGAAATGATGCACAGCAACAAAGCCAATAAGTAAGAAATCCACTTGACTTGCGCCAAGCGCTCTCGTTCCCACAAGCCTAGCACCACGCTTTGAATGAACTCGCTATCCTCATCCATGTAGTTAATCGGTGGTGGTACATACTTGCTGCCAATCTTGACCTTGCCTGTGTTGTATGGAACTGGTTTCATGGTATCTCCTTATTAGTGCCAGCTTGCTCAAAGAGATGGCTGGCGCACCTTACCTAACTATCCTTGCGGATTCTCCTCTGAGCTAGAGGGGATTACTTCAATCATTACTTGGCAGCCACCGCCTTTAATCGGCTTGCCACGCTCAATTAAGAGCTTTTGCACCTGGACATCCGAACTGAAAACGCCCGCACTCTCTAAGCTATCTAAAATTGCTTTGGCGCAGTTATCAATATCCATCAGCTTTTTATTGCGTGGTTGCAAAATAATGTGAACCATGAGTGACTGTGAACCCAATTTTGGAACTCTCCCTTGTAAACACGCTACCATTACTTCTTGGCGGAATAACTGCCCACGCTTACTAATAAACCTACGATGCCCACTCGCTATCCAATAATTATTAATGGATGGCGGGTAGGGCAAGTCCAGCTTAATCAGAATGGTACTTCACCATCATCTTTATTAACTTCTCTAGGATATTGCTGTGTAGTTTGTGGCTTCCAGTTATCCTCAGACAAGCTAATTAACTGCCCTTTGGGGGTGTTCTTAGTCCAGCCAGCAATCTTGAGTGTTTGACCCGCCTTGTAGTCCTCAGAGAGCAAGAGCGTACCCTTCCAATCGGGTGCTTTCTCATGCTTCTTATCAGCGTTACCAAACAATACGCCTTTGCCCATCTGGGCGATATGTCCATTACTCATCAATCTCTCCTTATTTCAGCTATTTTGGTTAAAAACTTCGATGTTTGCGTACCACTAAATGTCTTTGTAAAGGCATCATTAGCAGATCGCAATTGGTTGTACTTCTTGGTTTTCTCTTTATCGTCATATTTGCTTGAGTTTTGGATACGACCAAAGATGTCTAAAAACCCCTCAATCCAATCCTCTAGGGATAAGTAGGTTGCATAGGGTTCTTCTTGACCTGGCACATACAGATGGAGTTTATGGACATGGGCAGCAAAGTTACCCTTGACCATAGGTGGCGCTACTTCTCCGCTATCTGCGTCAATGGTAAGCTCATCGCTTTTAATCTCTGAGAGGTTGACAGCCTTTCCCATGTCTTTGGGTTCGAAATCAGCCACTTCTTCAGGGCTGTAGAACCCTGTAACTGATCCAGGAAAGACGCTTCGTATACCTTCTGAAATGCACCTGGATCGTAGCATTGCCCTTGGGAACTTTTGCCAGCCCGAGCCTGGTTTGACCAGCCCGATCTTGCTTGCTTGTTCGATTGTCCATGTAACGGCAAGCTCTCCACCGTTGGGGTGACTAAATACGCCTGTAACTTGTTCATCTGTGTAATCCTTCCATTGAACTTTACCGCCCGCATTTTGAAACCTTGCTAGCATCGCATCGGCTTTTAATGCTGGTCTGCCTTGAATGATATGAAAATCCCGTGCTGCTGTGGCGGGGTGCATACCTTCCGCTTGTGCTACTGCCATTAGCGCTAGTACGCTATTGGTGTCCTTCATCCCGAATAAACCGCTTTTGGCGATTGCTTCTGCCATCTGCGACATATCGGTAAAACTCACAATATTGCTCATCTTATCCCCTTTCATTAGGTGTCTTTACTTCACTAAAAATCTACGACTGCCACTTCTT